GTTCAAAAGTCTCTTAATAGATTGCTGCAAATTGATTACACTGTTCGTATTCAAAGTTTAACCGGGTTTAACGAGGTTTAAATATGCCATATATTGTAAATTTTACAGATAGTCAAAACAAATTACCCATTACGGTTTTTGACAACACATCGAACACAGACACTAGTTTGACATTTCCAGGCAGAAATGTCACAGGATACGGACAATTAATAGCTGAAAACTTTTTAGCACTATTAGAAAATTTTGCCAAAGAAACTGAGCCAGTTAATCCGATTGAAGGACAGCTGTGGTACGACACTGCTGACGGTGTTCTTAAATTATGGGATAATGTTAATTGGAAAGCAGCCAGCAATATTCAAAAAGGACCAGTTGAACCTGCAGTTGAACAATCTAAAGTAGGTGAACTATGGGTAGATACAACAAATCAACAGTTATACGTTTTCAGTGGGAGTAGATGGATTTTAGTTGGTCCGGACTTTTCTACAGGATTACGCAGCGGTCCTGTTGTTGAATCAGTAGTTGATTCAGATAATAATGATAAAGTTATTTTAATCTTTTATATTGAAGATGTTCCTTTAATTATTTTTAGTAAAGATAGTTTTACTCCTAAAAACGCCATTAATGGATATGTGACAATTAAGTCAGGATTAAACATCACTTCTTTAGACGTCGGACTTGGTAGTTTTGATACTAAAATTTACGGAACTGCTATAGCAGCAGAATCTTTAATTGTTGCTGACTCAGAAGTACCATCGACTAGATTTTTACGTTCAGATACTGCAAACACTACTGATTTTGGATTTAACATTAGGAATAATGCTGGATTAACAGTAGGTGTAGATGGTATTTTTAGTTTATCAGCATCATCAACAACGGCTAAATTATATAATTCAGCATCGGGAAGCAGTATCGATTTACAAGTCAACCAAGATGGCATCCCTTCTACTACATTAAGAGTTATTGGTGATACAGTTGGCATTAACGTTCTGTCACCAAACGAGGCATTAGAAGTTGATGGAAACATCTTATCTACAAGATCTATAATTTTAACTGATACAACCCCAAGTACAAATTTTGGTAACGGAACAATACGTACCGCAGGCGGAGTTTCTATAAGTAAAAATTTGTTAGTCGGTGGAGGTGTAGACATAACAGGCACCACAAATACTCAAAATGTTACACCTAAGGATAGTGACATTTACGATTTAGGCTCAGTGTCAAAGAGATGGGGAGTTATCAGAACAAAAACATTAGTCGCTGATGTAATTGAAGGAGTACTCGACGGTAATATTTCTGGAAATGCATCAACAGCAACCAATTTAAGATTTTCAACTAGCTTTAAACTAGAAGGTGATGTAACATCGCCGACTGTGCAGTTTGACGGTCAGGTCGGCGGATTAACAAAGATATTTTCTACAGCACTTACTTCTGAAATCATAAGTAACAAGCCCGAACCATTACCTAATAGATCTCAAGAAAGCGATACTGTTTTAGTATTTAGATCAGGTACCGGATTAATCAAAGAAACTAGAGATGTATTTGTATCAGACTTAGGAGTTCCTGTCGGTACAATATTGCCTTATTCTGGATCTCAAGCCCCGTATGGTTATTTGCTTTGTGACGGTAGTGAAGTAGAAAGAACACGATATAGTAAATTATTTGATATTATAGGAACTACATATAACGGATCAACACCGTTAGTAGGGGTCAATACATATAGATTACCAGACCTTCGAGGAAGATTTCCGTTAGGTAGAGATAATATGGATAACGGATTTACAGTTCCTAATGCACTTGGCAGCTTTGTAGATGCCGGAGGTGGCAATGTCGATAGGATAGGCGGAACAGAACCTGATAACGTAGGAGCATCAGGAGGGCAATCAACATCAATTCTAACTGTTAATAATCTTCCTGACCATGAACACGATATGAAAGGTTCAACCGGACAGCAGTATTATGCAACGAGAATTGATACGGCGGTTCCTCTGGATTCTGGATCATTCTCAGACAGGGGACCTACTACCCCTGGACAGAGCCAATATCTTCCATCGTCAGGCGGCATCAAAACAGCAGGCAGTGTAGGACAAGAATTCTCTGTAGTTAACCCATTTTTAACTCTGAACTACATTATTCGTTCAGGACCACCAGCATTTTAAGGTAAACACGTATGGCATATTCGATTAATAAAACTGACGGAACTGTATTAGCAACAGTGGCTGACGGACAAATAGATAATTTTTCCTCTGATATAACTTTAATTGGAAAAAACTATAGTGGGTTCGGCGAGTCGCTAAATGAGAATTTTATAAAATTGTTGGAAAATTTTTCTAACAGTGCTCAACCACCTAGGCCTGTTAGAGGCCAGATATGGTTTGATACAAGTGACTTGAAATTAAAAGTCTATAATGGCACTGGGTTTGTTCCGGTTAGTTCAGCCACTATTTCAAATACTCAGCCTGCTAATTTAGGAATTGGCGACTTATGGTTTAACAATGTTGATAAGCAATTATATTTTTTCGACGGCGTAACAACAATATTACTAGGACCAGATTTTTCAGAAAGTCAGGGATTAAGCGGACTTCGAGTCAATAGCATTTTAGATTCTTTGAATCAAACGAGAGTAGTGACATATCTTTACACTAACGGTATCTTAATAGGTATTTTTGCAAAAGATGAATTTACTCCTAAACTTCCAATTGAGGGATTTACTGGAAATATTTTTCCAGGATTTAATGCTGGAAACTTAGAAGGTATTAAATTTAATGTTACTGCTACTAATTCAGAACAATTAGGAAACCAGCCCGCTACTGCTTATGTAAGAAATGATACTTCTAACATTATTAATGGACAACTAATTCTATCATCAAATCTGGGATTGATCGTTGGAGATGCTAACCAAGCACAACTGCAAGTACAAGACGGTGATGTCGTTATTGCAAATATTGCATCAAACAAAAGAATTGTGTTAAACGTTAGAAAAAATGTTGAAGTAGAATCAGCCATTGATATATTGTCAGATACTAGAACAATTAATTTTTATTCTGGAATCGACGATTCTCCTGTTCCCGAATTTAATATGAATGGAAATCTTGTAGTTGAAGGAAATTTAACAATCAATGGAACTACTTCAACAATCAATACTTCTACAATTTCTGTAGAAGATAAAAATATCGAATTAGCAAACACTGCCGCAGCAAGCGATGCATTTGCAGATGGTGGCGGCATTACCTTAAAAGGAACCACTGATCACACACTGATATGGACAGATGCTAGCAGAGCATGGAATAGTTCAGAACATATTAATTTAGAAAGTTCTACTAGCGTTCCTAATCCTGCATATAAAATTAATGGAGTTACAATTTTAACTCCTGACGAGTGTTTTGTTACACAATTTCCGAATGTAACTCAGTTAGGAAAACAGAACGTAGTAAGGGTCGGACCAGGAATTGTAAGCGATCCTTGGGTTCTTCAGATAGAGAACACGAGAATTAGCACTGTATCTAATAATGACGATATTGAATTAGAACCTGACGGTACTGGCAATATTGTGTTAATCGGAAGTCCGAAGATTGTTGGGCTCGCAGATCCTGAAAATCAACAAGATGCTACTACTAAAGAATATGTCGATAATACAATTGAAACGAGAAACATTGTGTTAAGTTTGGATATTTCCGATGGTATTTCCAACTCAGGGATCGCAGATATTTTAGAGCAAATTGCACCCACAAGCGAATATAGAAATGGCACTTTAGCTAGGATTTTATGTACTTTTGTGACAAATTCCACTACTACGTTAGATATTAACCCGTTAGTTACTACTAATGTAGATGTTTTTAATCAGCCAACAGGCGTTGCCGAAGCAATTACATCTATATCAATCGCACCTGCAACAGTTTCAGCACCTACGATATCAACTATCAGGATTATTAAAGTATTTCAGATAGCTGGGGGAGCATGGACATTTATCTCTTAACAGTTAAATACATAGGGAGCGAGTTATGGCATATGTAATAAACAAATTTGATGGCACACCGTTAGTAGTACTTGAAGACGGCACACTAGATACTAGTACTAGCATAGGGTTACTGGGAAGAAATTATATAGGATACGGAGAAATTCAAAACGAAAATTTTCTATTCTTGCTTGAAAATTTCGCTAACACTGCTCCGCCATCTGTGCCGATTACAGGACAAACTTGGTATGATAAAAATACCGAATCCCTTAATGTGTATACTGGCACTACTTGGACTTCTGTAAATTCGGCAATTCTTAGTGATACCGCTCCTACAGCAACTTCTGGATCATTGTGGTACAATACGTTATCTAATCAATTATTCTTATTTAACATTGATAGCTGGGATCTAATAGGTCCAGAAGCAATCGCAGGGTTTGGTGCTACTAAATTTGAAAGTACAGGAATTCCGGACAGGAATGAAACTATTAGACCAGTTATTAAGATATTCATCGATGATACTCTGATTGGTATTTGTTCAAAAGATTCGTTTGATGTAAGTTTAACAAACACTATTCCGAATTTTCCTACATTACAAGCAGGAATTACTCTGTCACCAGTTCACACATTTGCAGGATCACTAACAGGCAATGCCACAACTGCTACACGATTAGAAACAGGCAAAAGAATTAACAACGTGTTATTTGACGCTTCGTCTGATATCACTATTAAAGCCAGTACAACTAATCTGTTAAAACGTGGAGATTATTTAACAGGCACCAATTTTGATGGCTCTCAAGAAATAACCTGGAATGTAGATGCTAGTTCTAGTAACAGTATTGGCAAAATTGTTGCAAGAGACAGTGCAGGAAATTTTTCTGCAGGAACAATTACATCTGATTTATTTGGTAATGTTGTCGGTAACGTTACATCTACGTCTGGTACAAGCACATTTAATAGAGTAGAAGCCAACGAATTCGTCGGAGCAACATTATCAGGAAATGCATTTTCAGCCACTAAATTACAAACTGGAAGAAAAATTAATAATGTTATTTTCGACGGCACCCGAGATGTAACAATACCAGTTTCCGGTTTAGACATCACAGGCGAAAACTTAGCACCAAATGTAATTAAATCTAATATTACAACATTGGGAAAGTTAAACGCTTTACAAGTTAGAGACTCGGGAATAACAGTTGGTGACAGTAATGATATAAATTTTTTTATTGAACAAAGTCAATTTCCGACATTTCTTATTAACAACGGCCAAGGATTAAGAATTTCTCTTCTAGATACTAAACAAGCAGGTAATCAAGCTAATTTTGAATTTATGCCCAGTGACATAGCATTATCTGCAGGTGGCAATAATGATCCTGCATTTGTTGGCGATTCCGATTCTAAATGTAACATAGGATTACCTTCAAGAACGTTTGGAAATGTATATGCAGATTTTTTCAGAGGCATTGCTACTTCAGCACAATATGCTGATCTAGCAGAAAACTATTCTTCTGATGCTCCTTATGAAGCAGGTACAGTCATAGAGTTCGGCGGCAAATGCGAAGTAACCATTGCAGACGATGAAAGTAAAAGAATAGCAGGTATTGTATCAGATAAGCCCGCATACCTAATGAACTCAGAATGTCAAGGTGAATTTGTTGTTCCTGTTGCATTACAGGGAAGAGTAATATGTAATGTTCAAGGACATATTAAAAAAGGTGACATGTTGATAAGTTCAGGACGCGGGTACGCCAAAGCTTGTGATAATCCTAAATTAGGCAGTGTTATCGGCAAAGCGTTAGAAGATTTTAATGGATCACAAGGCACAATTGAAGTGGTTGTAGGCAGATTATAATGTTGAGTTTTGCGATAAATAATAGATGAGTATGGAGCTATAGATGGCATATCAAGTAGACCGATTTAACGGAACATTTTTAGTATCAGTAGACGATGGAACTATTGATACCACAACAGATTTACGACTTGTAGGTAAAAATTATGCCGGATATGGAGAACTTCAGAACGAAAATTTTTTACATTTATTAGAAAATTTTGCCAACACAACAGCACCGCCAAGGGCTATATCCGGTCAAATTTGGTATGATAGCGGCAATAAAAAGTTAAAATTTTACGACGGCACTAGATTTAAAACAGCATCTGGTGCTGAAATCGGTACAACAGCTCCACCGGGATTACAGATTGGCGAATTTTGGTTTGACACTAGTTCGGAACAATTATATGCATGGAATGGAACAGAATTTGTTTTAGTTGGCCCGGAATCGCCCCCAGACATTGGTGCTTCGGCGGTAGTATCAGAAGTAGTTAAAGATACGCTAGGAACTAATCACTCAATTGCAAAACTACAATCATCGAGTGTTGTACTCGCTATAATCAGTAAAGATGAATTTGATTTAGATAATGTGCTCAATCCAATAACAGGGTTTAATCGAATCAAAAAAGGATTTACATTAGTTAATACAGGTGATACTACAGGAATTACTGCCGATGACCACTACTATTGGGGCACATCATCAAATTCTCTAAAACTTGGCGGATTTGATGCAAGCGACTTTTTAAAAACCGCAAATGCTGTTTTTGATCAAGATGTTACCTTTTCCGACACCGGATTTACTGTAGGTGATCAAAATGATCTAAGAATAAGGATAGAAAACGGCGACGAATCTATTATCGAAAATAGACTAGGTAATACAATTACTTTTAGAATTCGTTTATCAGACAGCGATCAACGAAACGTTTTTAATATTACACCTTCGGGAATTTTGCCAGGAATTACAGATTTTTACGACCTAGGAAGTGCAGTTAATAAATGGCAATCTGTTTACTCGACTGATTTTTATGGAAATTTGACCGGAAACGTAGCGGGAAATTCTACTGGTACTCATAAAGGTAATATATTATCTAGCGACGACACAGTTGCATATGATTCGACAAACAAAACATTCTTCGGAACAGTGGGTAGTACGACAGAATTAGCACTTCTTTACGGAAACGTCGTAGGAAACATCACAGGAAATGCAACAAATTCTCTAGCATTAAATGGATTAACCGGAGATCAAGGAGCTGTAGCATCAACTGTGGTATTACGTGATCAGAGTGCTAATATAACAGCTACTAGATTTATCGGAATTACTGACAAAGCAGATCGACTCAAAATTGATAATTCAGCGTCAGATACTGATCCGGATTATAAGACAGCAAAAACCACGGCAGCAGCCAACAGTATTGCAGCAAGAGACGGCTCAGGAAATCTAATAGCAAACATATTTCAAGGTACTGCAACCGCAGCTAGGTATGCGGACTTGGCAGAGAAATATTTATCTGATGCTCCTTACGAAGCAGGTACAGTCGTTGTTATTGGTGGCGAAAAAGAAATTACAGCATCCTCTAAAGGCCAACGAGCAGTAGGAGTAATTAGTGCTAATCCGGCATTTATGATGAATAAGGATCTCGAAGGCGGTGTATACGTAGCATTAAAAGGAAGAGTTCCAGTTAAGACTACTGGCATAGTTAATAAAGGAGACAGGCTGATAGCTAACGACAACGGAACAGCATCAGTTGCTTCACAATTCGACATCAATATATTTGCAATAGCACTCGAAACTAGTTCTACGTCTGCAATAAATATAATCGAAGCAGTTGTATTGTAAAGGAAAATAAATGGCAATTGGTGATATAATTTCAGCAGATGATTACAATTCTATAAGGAATAAAATTGTTCCTGTTATAGGAGCGGGATCAGGAAACAGCGGATATGGACAACTAGTTCAAAGTTCAGCAGTTTCTGCAGGTAATATAGTCACAAAATCTCAATGGGATAATTTAAGATTTGATATTTATAATTCATTGATACACCAAACAGGATCAGCACCTAATATTACAAACGTAGCAATAAACAGTGTAATCCGATACGGAGCTGCTCAGCCTGTATTTCAATACGATACATTGTCAACTACAGCAGTTACTAACAGATTTGATTTAGGGACAGGAAGATTTGCTACACTAGCCGGTGATACTACATCGAGAAACTTTACTTGGTCTACTTCTGCTACAGCAACAGTGACTGTCACTTTCGCCACATCAAACCAGGCAAGATTCTTTTTTAATTCTGGCGGAAAGATAAGATTTACTAGTTCGTTAGGCAATAACGGCGACTCAAAATCTCAAAATACTTCATGGATTAATTTGTTAGCTGGAGCAGGAACGCGTCAGTTCGGCGGTAACACTCCGTCTGTAAATTTTTATACGTTAACTAGTTCTTATCAAACTTGGTTTACTACTACGGCAACAAGTCCTTATGCACAAAATAATTATAGATTAGACGCATTATGTAATGTCGCCAACAATAGTTCCGGTACAGCAAATTCGGTAACATTTCGTGCTGTATGGACAGACGGGTACACAGATCCGCCAGGCGGAGCGCCTGGACAATTCCCCCCAGAAGACGGTGTTAATGGTACACTAAGTTTAATAGTTGATCAAATAAAAGCAACTGGCGATATATTGCCTTCTGGGTCGTTTACTATTGCCGGACCAGCATCAATAACAGCATCTACAATATCAGGATCATAAATTAGAATATCTATATAATAGTACATAAATAATGTACGTATATTATAGGTATCTTATGGACGAACAACTTAAAGCAGCATTAGAATTTGCCAATTATTCTCAAACATTAGCAATACAAAAAAAAACACTAAAAGAAAAAATTGATGCTCGATTGACCTATGGATGCAACGGTGGCATTTTTAAGATCGATAGATCATTAATTACATTCGTACAACTATTGATCGACCAAGAAAGACTTGAAAATGTTCCGTTACTTGACATTAATGACACTCCGATCTTAATCACTAACTTAGTAGAATTTCGAGATGATATTTTAGATCGATACTTTACATCAGTATACGAATATTACGATCAATATGAACACATCAAGAAATCTAGATCTGTTGAGAAGATAATCGATCTATGAAAAACGGAGTAGTCTTATTTGCACATAACAGTCGTCAACTTGATTATGGGCTACTGTCAATTATTGCCGGAGGTCTTGCTAAGAAACATTTAACTGTTCCTGTTTCTTTAATTACGGACAAGGCAACGATTTTGTGGATGCAAAATAGTGGTTCTTATGATACTGCGGCAAAAGTCTTTGACCAAATAATTTTAGTAGACAATCAAGCAAATAATAATACGAGAACTATCAGTGATGGCAATTCTTCGCAAGTTGTTCCGTTTATTAATGCTAATAGATTTTCAGTTTGGGATTTAACGCCCTATGAAAATACTCTAATGATCGATAGCGATTATTTAATCTTTTCAGATACTCTCAGCAACTATTGGAATACTAAAAGCGATATACTAATTTCTCGTTCAATCAATGATATCAAAGGTGACAGGACCGGTGTATTAGAGAAACACGTTTCGGAAACAGGTGTGCATCTATATTGGGCGACCACAGTAATGTTTAAAAAGAATAATCGTAGCAAAATATTTTTTGATTTAGTTAATTATATAAAAAATCACTATGATTACTATTCTGATTTATTTAGATTTGATCCAAGACAATATAGAAATGATATTGCATTTAGTATAGCAAAACATATTTTAGATGGTTTCGAAGAAAATATCGCAGATTCATTGCCCCCAATTTTGACGGTATTAGATAAAGACATACTAATAGATGTTTCCGACAGTGGTCGACTAAACGTCCTAGTGAATGATATTACAGACCCTAATAAATTTATCGCATCGTCAGTTATAGATACTGACATACACATTATGAACAAACAAAGTATTGTTAGAAATAAAGATCAATTATTAAAATTATTATGAATTTTGGATATCTAATCGTAGTATCATCAAGCGAAACTGTCGATTATCTTCGACTAGCATACGTGTTAGCATTGAGTATTAAAAACACACAAAAAGAAGGGTATGACAAAGTAGCTCTAGTAATCGATGATAAAACAAAAATTGATAAGTTAACTTCACCTTGGGTTTTTGATCAAGTTATTCAATGGGATCAAGAAAAATTTTGGGACGGTCGTAGTTGGATGGATCAGTTGACTCCTTGGGATCACACCGTATGTCTTGATGCCGACATGATATTTGTAAGAGATTATAGTCATTGGATTGATTACTTTGTTGAAAATTCTGAACTTTTTATTCCTTCATCAGCCTATACTTATAGAAATCAATTAATTGTTGATGATTATTATCGAAAAACCTTTACTTATAATCAGTTACCAAATCTTTATTCTTTTTACACATTTTTCAAGAAAGACTGTGCATTATGCGAGGAGTTTTTTACTCTAGGTAGATATATTATTAAATACTCTAACGAATTTAAAAATGCTTATTTAAAAAATAGAAAACCTATAATTTTAGGAACCGACGAAGCATTTTCTCTCAGTGCAAGTATTTTAGGTATTGAAAATATTATTACATATGATTTAGAATTTCCTAGAGTAGTGCATATGAAACCTATGATACAGGACTGGCCGTGGCCTGCTGATAATTGGACAGATCATGTAGGATGTTATATAAATGCCGACGGCAAAATTAAAATAGGTAATTATCAACAAACTAATATTGTTCATTATGTTGAAAAACAATTAATTACAGACGAAATAATTAATATATTTGAGGAAATTGCATGGAAGAAATCTTAGACTTTGACGAGTTTGTTAAAAATCAACCTAGCAAAGATATAAAATATTGGGCGGTGTTCGCCGCTGAGACCGGCGAAGTGCAAGGAATATATCCAAATAATTCTGCTGATCACTATTTTGATAAGATTGAAATCAGCAAAGATCTAGCAGAATCGATAATTGAAGGAACAGTTCAATTATCGTCTTGTTTTGTTGATATTACTAATGATAAATTAGAAATTATTGAAACTCAATCTTTAAGAAAAATTGATGATATATTACACAGAGTAATAGATGTAAAATGGTCAAATGCTAGTGATGCAGATATTGATATTAAATATTTTAAAAAAACAAAAAAAATGAAAGTATCTATGACTGATAGATTTTATGGAACAACGAAATCAAAAGCATCAAACTCAAAAAGAAAAATTGACTGGAAAGGGTCAACAGAAATGCTATTATTGATCACCGACTATAATGATCCTAATATGTTATATTACACATTATCTTTAAAAATAACTGACTTGATCGGAAAAGATGTAATTTTTAAAAATATACAAGTTCCACAAAAGTTTAGCATTTATACAAGACGAATTTTTAAAAATTATGTAATGAGTATACAATGAAGATTATAGAATTTGATGTTGTATTTTTAAGTTATGACGAACCAAATGCTGATTTAAACTACGCTAATTTGTGTAGCAAGGTTCCTTGGGCTAAACGAGTGCATGGTATTAAAGGCTCAGACGAAGCGCATAAAGAAGCAGCTCGTATATCGGATACAGATTGGATTATAACTGTTGACGCTGACAACATTGTCGATACTAAATTTTTTAATTTAGATATAGATGTCGAAGATCCGAAAATACAAGTATATAGTTGGCTGGGACAAAATAAAATCAACGGACTTCAATATGGCAATGGTGGATTAAAAATATGGCGTAAAGACTTTATACTTGGCATGAAAACACACGAAGCAGCAGATACTGAAAATGCTCAGGTTGATTTTTGTTGGGAAGATGGATATCGTCAATTTATGAAATGCTATAGTATAACTGATATTACCGGTAGTCCGTTCCAAGCATGGCGCGCAGGTTTTCGTGAAGGTGTTAAAATGACACTGATGGACGGAATTAAAGTACCTGCTCAAGAAATTCAACAACGTATTTGGTGGCATAACATACACCGATTGCGCATGTGGTCAACTGTAGGTGCACATGAAGAAAATGGTGAATTTGCCGTACTGGGTGCAAGAATGGGAACATATATGGCTAATTGCACAGATTGGAATTATGTAGAGGTCAGGGATTTTGAAGTATTGAAAAACATTTATAATAAAGATGTTAAAATTATGGAAAACGATTCTGATATGGTTATAAAAGCAATTAAAGACTTTGGTGATAAGATTAAATATCAATTGGGTCTACATTGGCCGTATTTTACTCCAGAACACAGTCAATACATATATGATCTATATAATGAAACATTACACTTAAATCAAACCTACTATAGGGCTTCGAATGATTTATGATTTATTTTATGTTTCAAATCGAACAGTTAATCAAACTAGTTGGAAAACATTCAAAGAACGTTTTCCAACTGCAAGATTATTGGAAAACATCACCTCTTTTAATCAAATTAAAAACAGAGCATTTACAAAATTATTTTGGGTAGTATGGGACGACCTTATAGTCGAAGATGATTTTCTTTTTGATTATGTAGTACCTAAGTGGGATCAACAATATATTCATGTTTTTTTAAATAATTTATCTTACGACGGAATTACATTATTTCCAAAATCAGCAGATATTTCTCACCGAGAATTTACTCATAGATTTTTTACAAACAAAAAAGAAGTAGATGTAATAGCAAGCACTCCAAGAGCCTACGATAAGTTTTATATTTCTACATATGACGAGTATTTAGAAGCAATAGAGAAAACATCAACTGAAATGTTCTGGGTAATATGGGACGAAGTTGAAATAACAAACGACTCGATATTCTCGATATATTTTGATCATCATAATGTTTATGATAGAAATGAGAATCACGTCTTTAAAAATATTTTTAAAAATGAAGAAACATATTTGCATGGTATAGTTTTATTTTCAAGATCGAAATTAATTACAAAAAAAGAATTCGATTATAGATTTTTGATTGAAAAAAAAGAACACGACATTGTTGTTAGCAAAATGAAACCTTTTGATATTGTTTTTATCAGTTATAAAGAAGCTAATGCAGATGATAATTACAAAAAACTTATAAGTCGTTTTCCTAACGTAAAACGTGTGCATGGTATTAAGGGGATTCATCAAGCACATATAGAAGCAGCCAATATAGCATCGACAGAAATGTTTTGGGCCGTTGATGCCGATGCAGTTGTCGAGGATAGTTTTCATTTTGATTACGAAGTTTCGAGATATGATATCGAAACAGTTCATGTTTGGAGAAGCCGTAATCCGATTAACGACTTAGTTTACGGGTATGGCGGTGTTAAACTATTACCTAGAATATTAACATCTAATTTAGATATTACAGAACCGGATATGACTACTAGTATTTCGACAAAGTTTAAATCAATGCCCGAGGTGTCGAATGTAACAGCATTTAATATTAGTCAATTCGATACGTGGAAATCAGCATTTAGAGAATGTGTAAAACTTTCAAGTCGAATTATCATTAATCAAAAAGATGAAGAAACTCTAGAAAGATTAATGATTTGGAAATCAAAAGGAAAAGAAAAGCCATTTGGAGAATTTGCAATTAAAGGTGCTATTGATGGCGAGACCTACGGATTAAAATATAAAGATGATATTGAAGAATTAAAAAAAATTAACGATTTTGATTGGTTAAAAACTTATTATGAGCAACGAACAAAAAATATTCATTCTTAAACAGAAAGTAGAACAGATAAATTCTGCCAGTCCTAGTTTCTGTACAGCCAAGTGGTTGCAGACTACCTTGTATTTACAGAATGGGTATAATCACAGTTGCCACCATCCTAGTCCTCATAAAATTCCTCTCGAAGAAATTCAAGAGAATCCGGCAGCACTGCATAATAGTGAATACAAGAAACAACAGCGTGTCATGATGAAATCTGGCAGTCGACCTAAAGAGTGTGATTACTGCTGGAAGATAGAAGATTTAGGTAAGGATTACTTCAGTGATAGGCATTATAAAACAGCCGATTATTGGGCATGGGATCGTTTTGAAGAAATTGCCAATAATGACCCGTTAGATAATGTTTATCCTGCGTATCTAGAAGTTAGTTTCAGCAATGCTTGTAATCTCAAATGTAGTTATTGTAGTCCCGAAATAAGCAGTAAATGGTTAGATGAAATCAAGCAACACGGACCATATCCTATAACACAGAGTAATAATGACATAGAATGGTATAAATCTGTAGGAAGATACCCATACAAAAATAGTGAATACAATCCCTATGTAGAAGCATTTTGGAAATGGTTTCCGGATGCTTTACCCCATCTGCGAGTGTTTAGAATTACAGGCGGAGAACCGCTATTGAGTAAAGATACTTGGCGTGTGTTTGATTATCTAAAACAACATCCTCAAAAAGATTTAGAATTAGCTGTTAATACTAATTTGGCAGTTGACGATTCTTTAATCGATAAACTTATCACTGAAATTGGAGAATTAAAAAACTGCGTTAAACATATAGATGTTTATACAAGTTTAGAAAGTACAGGGAAACAAGCAGAGTATTCAAGATACGGATTAAACTTTGATCAATGGATCGCCAACGTTAGAAAAGTATTAGACAATACCGATGTTCGTGTTAGCATTATGACAACTATTAATATTTTAAGTCTTCCTACGTTTAACGAATTTATTGATTTAGTAATGGCACTAAGAGCAGAATATAATCACAGTTATGAATACAACAGGGTATCCTTGTCTATTAACTATCTTCGCTGGCCTCCGCAATTAAGTGTAACTTTATTACCAGAGCAGATGAGGATCGCATATGCTGACAGCATTTTATCACACGCAGAAACATGGTTAAAATATTTTAGAAAACATCAATATGCTAGACTGTACTTAGAAGAATGGGATCAGGTACAGAGATTTTGCGAATATTTAAAAACAAATGAAATCAATGTCGAAGGCAGAATAAATTTTGTGAGATATATAAAAGAGTATGATCGCCGCCGAGATACAGATTTTGTCAAAATATTTCCTGAATATCAGCAATTTTTAAGAGAGTGGGATGCCTAAGAAAAAAGAAGAAACATTAGTAGATTATAGAAATAGAACTATAGACTCGGTTAGTCCTAGTTTTTGTGCGGCTAAGTGGTTAAATGCTACTATATGGTTAGGCAGTGGATCCACTGCCAGTTGTCATCATCCTCCCGCTCACCAAATTCCATTAGAGGAAGTTAAAAACAGTTACAAAGCAATTCACAATACTAAACACAAAAAACTAATGCGTAAAATGATGTTAGAAGGCGAACGCCCTAGAGAGTGTGAGTATTGTTGGAAGATGGAAGATATTTCTAAAGACACAGTTAGTGACAGAGTGTTTAAAACTATTATCTATAAAGATGATGAAATAAAATCTATAGCGTTAAATCCCTATACTGACGATGTTGATTTAAAAACTCTCGAAATTAGTTTTGATAGAGTATGTAATCTCGCCTGTTCGTACTGCAATGCAAGTTTTAGCACCACTTGGGCCAAAGATATCAAAAACAATGGACCCTATCAAAATCTTGTAAGCGACGGCGCTGGAGCATTTCATCAAGATGGCAGTTGGTCTCAACCGTATACAGAAGACGAAGACAATCCCTATATACAGGCATTTTGGAAATGGTGGGATAACGGGTTGAGTCAAACTCTAGACGAATTAAGAATCACCGGCGGCGAACCGTTGATGAGCAGTAATACCTGGAAATTATTTGATTGGTTTAACAATCAAGATTCCTCTATGAGATTTGCTATTAATAGTAATTTGATTGCCAAAGACGAAATCATCGATAAATTGATCGAAAAAAGTAAAAACATAAAAGATTTTCATATCTACACTAGTTGTGAAGCAGTTGGGAAACAAGCAGAATATATCAGAGATGGCCTAGATTATGAACAATGGAAACACAATTTGATTAGAGTAGGCCGTGAAGCCGACCTTAAAGGGTTGCATATCATGATGACTATCAACAGTTTATGTCTTTTCAGTATAACTGATTTCCTTGATGAAATATATGAAATTAAATCCGCATGGAAAAGTAAAAGTCCAACAGTAAGTTTAAATCTTTTGCGCTTTCCGAGTTTTCAAAGTCCTCTTGCGTTGCCTGACCATATTAAAATTTATTGTCGAACTCAACTGCAACAATGGTATGAAAAAAATAGAGAAGGAGAATACTGGCACGAATTCGAAAAAGCCAGTATTGAAAGGCTAATAGATTATCTTGATGTAGTTGATGCTCCGCATAGAAGAACCAGTAATAAAATTACACTGTGGAGAGATTTTAAAACATTTTATAAGCAATATGACCAACGTAGGGGAAAATCTATAACTGTATTTCCAGAAATATTAACACAATGGCTAGAACAAATACCAGAAACACAATTAAACGTTGTTCAAGGATTAATTAATGGTAACAGTACTAATCAATATAACAATGACGAAGAATTAAAAAGATTAGCAGAACAAGAAGGTTGGATACTAAATCCAGATAGTAAAAATATTGACGATCCGTTGGCAAAATATGAGTAATAAGAAAAATTTTTGTATATCACCTTGGGTACATTTACATACTTGGCCAAACGACCAAGTCTATCCCTGTTGTATGACTCCAATGGAAAATCCTGTCGGTAATCTTAAAGAAACTACATTAAAAGAAATATGGAATTCAGACAAACTAAAAGATTTGAGAGTTGATTTTTTAAACGACATACGTCCTAAAAGTTGCCGACGTTGTTTTGAAATGGAAGATGTTGGGCAAGGTTCGTGGAGACAGAGTTTAAATCAACACTATGCACACCATTTTAACAAAGTAGATAATACTTTATTTGACGGAACATTTGAAGAATTTAATTTAGTTTATTGGGACTTTAGATTTAATAACATATGTAACTTTAAGTGTAGAACATGTGGGCCTCAGTTGAGCACAGGGTGGTATGAAGATACTAAGAAAATCTGGGGTAGTCTTCCTAATGATGTTAAAGTGATTAAAGAAAACGTTCAAACATGGGATGAAATTGAACCGTTGTTTGAAACAGTTGAAGAAATCTATTTCGCCGGCGGCGAACCCTTGATAATGGAAGAGCATTATAGAATTTTAAAACGGCTTGACGAAATGAAGCGATATGATGTTAAATTGAGATATAACACAAATTTTAGTCAATTAGAATATAAAAATCTCAAAGTTTATGAAATTTGGTCCAAGTTTCAGTCTGTAGAACTATCCGCTAGTTTAGACGGCAATGGCCTTCGAGGCGAATATATTAGAAAAAATATGAAGTGGGATAAGATTTTAGAAAATAGAAAAAAACTTGATCCCATGCCGGATAATATATATTTTTATATTAATTTTACTCTTAGTGTTTTAAATTGCTTTCACGTTGTAGATTTTCACAGAGACTGTGTTTCATCTGGATTCATTGAATCACCTGACAGATTTAGATTAAATGTATTACAACATCCAACACATTTTAGATTACAGATTTTGCCAGAACACTTGAAATCACAATTAGTTGAGCATTACGAAAACTACATTAAAGAATTAACAAAATTAGATAATAGTAAATCCGTCGTTGATGATTTCCGTGCTGCAATTAATTTTATCCAAACAGAAAATTGCGAACACGAATTAGACAATTTTAGAAAGAACATTCTTCAAGTCGACGATATTAGAAATGAAGAATTTGTTAAAATATTTCCTGAATTAGTAGAGTTGTTAAATGAGTAATATACTTTCATTAGGATGTAGTTGGACATATGGTCACGGGCTTGATGCAAGCGAAACTTATTCTGCACATCTGCAAAAGTTAACTACTGAATATACATTTATCAATGCTGGACACTGTGGAGCAGACATTGATTATGCTATCTTTTCTGGAGTTAAATTAATCGAACAATATAATCCCGAAATTGTAATATTTCAAGTTAGTTCTTTTGATAGGATAACATTAGGCACAGACGGATTTAATAATTTTTTAAAAAACGACTATCAAATAAGTCATGAATCAAAACTGTACTATGACAGAGATCGTGTTAATGTTAGATTAATTGGTATTAACGACGGTATTAAAACCAAATATACACACGGTTCGTACACTGCATCTAAAAAAGATAGAGCAATCGAAATTCGTGATTCCGCTACGAAACAAATTGATAGTAAAAAATATAAAAATTTTGTAGATGTAATGTTTGAAAATATTGTGCATAGTGAATACGAAACAGATAAGAAAATTAATAATTTATTTCTGTTCAAGGAATATTTAAAATCAAAAAAAATAAAAAGTCTTTGGTTTTTTTGGGTTCCTTCTTTTAACGATGAATTTTTTAAGAGTTTTTTTAGTCAAGAAGTTTATATAGAAACTCCGGTTATTAAATGGTTTAAAAAAACTTATCCTAATAAAAATTTTTATATTGATAACGGATATCATATTTCGTCAGAGGGAAACAAAATTTTAGCCGAACAGTACATATATCCGAGATTAATAAAAATTTTATGAAACAATGCATTTTACCCTGGATACATCTCGAATCAACATCTCAAGGAGAAGTCAAGCCCTGTTGTCTATATAACTCTACTATAACTATACACAACGAGTCAGCTAACCTAACCAAGCATTCATTAACGGAAATATGGCATTCAGACTACATGGATGATTTGAGAACAGAGTTTTCTAAGGGAAACATGCCCTCGGGCTGTCAATCGTGCTGGGATACAGAAGCAGCAGGCAAAATCTCTAAGAGGCAAAATAGTAATAAACAATACGAACGTCATCTAAAAAGAATAAAAGAGCCGTTACAAAATCCTGTTTATTTAGATTTAAAATTAGGAACTGTTTGTAATTTAAAATGTAGATCCTGTTCCAGTGTGAGTAGTTCCAAATGGGTATCAGATGAAATCAAAATAATGGGCAAACCTTATAACAGTTCAAACGGTTATTGGATTGAAACAACAGATCCATTATGGAATGAACTTGAAAACATTTTACCGGATATCGAACATTTTGATTTTACTGGTGGAGAACCGTTTTTAGTTAAACGACATTTTAATCTCTTAGAAAAATGTGTAGAAAAAGGCTATGCAAAAGATATAACAATACACTACAATACAAATGGTACAGTAGAACCTACTGATAGGATGTTTGAATTGTGGGATCAATTTAAATCTGTTGATGTGATGTTTAGTATTGATGGTATAGATAAAAAATTTGAATATCTACGACATCCCGGAAAATGGGAACAATTAGAAAGCAATTTTCGAAAGTTTATTAACTACCCTCGTATCTACACATCAATATGCTATTCGGTAACAGTTTTTAACGTTGTGTATATGAACGAATTTATCAATTGGTTCCTTAAACACAATCTCGAAGAACATCGCCTTTATTTTAATTTAATTTGGAATCCGGAATATTTAAACATACAGTCGATGTCTAACACTAATAAAGAACAGATTAAGAATTTTTTAGAAAATACAAAAACAGAATCAGATTTCTTAAATCAACGAGTGTTAGAAGTTGTAAATTTTATGTTTGATAGAAATTTGCAATTAAAAGATACAAACGAGTTTAGTAAAATTACCAAACAGTTAGACACAATAAGAGGAGAATCTTTTTCTGAAACATTTCCAGAATTAGATAAAATTTTAAAATTATGAGTACAGCAGGGCAGGATTTTTTCGACAAAGATTTTTTTGACAATCAAACAGTTGTATTGTGTGACTATCCTATAGAAAAAATGAAATGGTATAGTTCAATTAATAGCGACATTATTGACGATTGGAAAACAGAAAATTTTGTGACTTCGGAAGTAGAAGCCATTGCCAAGTCTATGCTGGATAATTTTGATGCCTGCGTACTGGCAATTCCTATTGCAGGCGAAAATAAAATCAAACATTATTTTGAAAAAGTATTATGGCTAATACAAAGTTATTGTGAAAACGGATGGAAAAATCCGTTAAAAGGAATTAATCATCTTGATAATGGACAGATAGTAATTCATCCGGGAACAAACAGATGTGTTGCCTCAAAATTTTTAAAGTGTAAAACTTTATCGGTATTAATTAATATCAATAAACGACAAACATTGTTGTCATCTATTAAAAATTACAAAACGATTAACAACGAGCAAGAATTGCGTTCTTCGTTAGTTAGTAAAGAAAAAATACTGTGGAGAACAGAAAATCAAGAAGAACTGTGGATCAACGGTGTAAATCAATCAGATGAATATTATAAAGATTTTACCTATGAGTTTTTAGGTACAGATGCTTGGCCGAAATCGTATTTGTTAAGTCAGTGGAGTAACTGTGTTTATAATTTTCTACCATTAAAAATTTATGTTGATCACGCAGTTGATATTAATATTATATCTCAACAATCAGAAGCAATGAAACAGTTTTCTTTTACAGATAGAGATAGCGGAAAGCAAGTGAAGTTTGATTTTGAATTTACACCTGTAGATAATTTTGATAAAATAAATGACACCGGCTCGTTTGTTTATTTAGGCAAATACTCTAGATTTCAAAAAAACGTCTTCGAACTATTATTTTTCGTCAGTCCTCTTTACAAATATTCATCAACAAATGATAAAAGTATTGTAGTACATAACTCGTTTGCAACAGAAGAAAAAACTTTAACAATTCCGGATCATTATGTCGGATGATATCTTTAACATTAATGATCATTTTGATTTTAGAAATGATCGATACAGTAAAATAGACAAGACTAACGAAAAATTATTAGGTCTCGCTATTGTTGAAATCAATCCTACTGAGTTATGTAATAGAACCTGTAGTTTCTGCCCTCGTAGTGACCCTAGTGTTTATCCTAATAGAAATTTAAACATGACAACAGGGACTGCACAACTATTAGTTGATCAGTTATTAGCAGCAGGTTTTAGTGGCGACATACACGTTACAGGATATGGCGAACCGTTATTAAATCCCGACATTTTAGATATCATCAAAATTTTCTCTCAGCATTTCTATGTAGAAATAATTACCAACGGTGATCGATTAACTAATAATCATTATACTCACGAACAATTATATCACGCTGGTTTAAATTTTTTAATCGTTGATTGTTATGATGGCGATGATCAGTATGACAATTTTAGAAAAATTTTAAGTGATTCTTGTGTGCCGTACCGAATTAGAAAACACTACGACAACGGCAACACTGATTTAATACAGATATATAATTTTAACAATCGAGGAGGTATGCTTTCTAAAAAAAGCATAAACCGTCCTTGTTGGTTACCGTTCTACAAAGCATTTATAGACTGGAATGGAGATCTAGGATTATGCTGCAACGATTGGGCAAGGAAGCAAATATTTGGAAATATAAAACAAAAAACAATTTCAAAAATGTGGATGAGTAAACAGTTTATAGATATAAGAAAAAATCTAGCCAACGGCGACAGATATAAAATTAAATCTTGCGAAAATTGCAATACAAAAGGAACATTGCAAGGAAAAGAGAGTGTAGAAGTATGGAAAAAACAACTATAGTTACCGCAGAGTTCGAAACTTGTCCACATCCGCGCATTGCACCGATAATTAAAAATTTTAGTAACTACCAAAGCCGAGAGTTTCAAATATGTGAGCATGTAGCAGGAATTGGTAAAATTGAGTATGACAAAAATATTCCGTTGGTAATTTTTCATTCTGAAGGAGATTCCCAGTATGTTGACATTGATTTTTTAAGTCAGTACGGCTCTGTACTACATTGCAATTACACGTTATCTAAAACTAAAGGAAAATTTTTTAACTATTGGGCCTATGATTATCTACAGAGATTAAAGGCCTACCAACAACCAGTTAATGTATCTAATAATTTTATTCCAAAATTTTTGTGTCTAAACGGAAGACCTGAGTGGCACAGATATTATGTTCTACAAAGACTTGTTGATAAAAATCTTTATAATCGAGGTTATATTAGTTTTTTAAATAGATACAATACTCTCAATAATGAGATTATATATGAGACTTTTTTAGACTTATATTCAGGGACCCCTGCATTTGTAAAAAATATTTTTGAAAAAAAACAACTTTTAGTTTTAGACAAATCTAATAACGAAATACATAAAAACGATAGATCCCATTCAGAATACATTTATAAAGACACCAGTGTTTCGTTAGTTACAGAAACATATCCCGATGCAGAACGAGGATTATTTATAACTGAAAAAAGTTATAAGCCTATTGCAAATTGCCATTTTCAAATTTGGATATCGCAACCTGGCATGGTAGATTTTTTTAGAAATTTAGGGTTTGATATGTTTGATGACATTATAGATAATTCCTACGATGATATATACGATGATATAAAAAGATTCGAACAGGCATTAAACAGTTTAGAAACCTTGTTATCCGATTGTTGCAGTTTTAGTGAAGTTAAGAAGAAACAACTTCAGTATCGATTAAATAAAAATCAAAATAAGTACTTAAACATGAAATTATCAGATAAAGAAATAGAGTCGTGGTTATGAAAAAATTCTACATATTCGGAGGATGCAGTTTTACAGACATGCTTAATTCGTGGGCAAGAGTTATACAAGACTCATATCTATCAAATTCTAACGATTCAAGAAACTGTGCTAAGTCTGGAGCAGGAAACAAATTTATTTCGGCTGCTGTTATTGACACAGCGTTAAAAGTGGAAAAATTAGGATACTTACCGGATATCTCTGTTATGTGGTCGAGTCCTGTACGATTTGAATTGCCCATAGATCAAAAAGAAACACCTTTTGCTAGCGATCTTTTTGAGACAAACAAACGGCAGAATAATGATTTTAATCCCGGAATATACCTACATCAAGATGTAACCGGTGAAGTTGACAAGTCTTCAATCGACAATTTTTGGTTAATGCAGTGCAGTAAAGTTACTAAAAAAACTAAATGGTCTCATAAATCTTATATTGATGATCAATACGTAGATGCTTTTGAAAAATTTCAAAACTTTCTTTGGAATTCTAAATTTCAGTGGTATAATACCTTAACGTCGATATTATCAATGCAGTGGCTTTGCGAAAGCAAGAATTGGCCTTATAGATTTACAACATTTAGAGAAGGGCTTGGCGAGTATATACAATCTTGTCCAAAACAATTTTTAAGCCTGCAACAAGAAATAAACTGGGATAAGTTTGTTTTTACTGACGACAATTATGGTGGGTTACGAGAATTTACACTGAACACAATTAACACTTGGGACGACGGTTATGACAATCATCCAAGTCATGATGCTCATCGACTATTTGTTGAAGAGTTTTGGCTACCTAAATTTCCGGACGTGTATCGATGATAACATTATTTTATCAAACAGAATCTAAAAATTTTACTATACCTAATTCCATTCCTTTGCATTTAAGAACTAACAACAGCCACGATTTTAAAAGTGTCAAACCGATTTTCATTGCAGATATATGTGCATATCTTTCAATACCGTTTAAACAGATTTCCAAGAACGCCTGGAGCGGCGAAACAGCTTATTATCATATAGAAATAGAATGGATAGATCAGGCTATGGTCTATAGAAATATATTTGAATGGATAGATCAAGATGTATTAGAAATTATTAAAGATCCATTATCCAATTTACGGTTGTTACTTTGGTTCTCAAACGAAGGGTTTTCGTTATCTATGCCTAGATTCATGGAAATTATAGATTTTTGTATTAGGGATTTAAATATACCTCCCGAAAAAGTTTATTTTGTATTCGGTGACATTAATATTGAAAAAAATTATAAATATTGGTTAAAAACAAAGGGCTATTCGTTGATTAATATATACGGCTTTGATAGTTTTGAAACTACCTATCATAATGAATGTAGAATGTTAGAAAATACAGTACACAAAAATATTTTTCCTAGAGAAGATGATAGAATTAGAAACTTAGATAAAAGTCGAAACAAACGATTTATTTTTAGAAATGCTAACCCTCGTGAACATAGAGTTTATTTTGCTTCTGAATTAAAAAGACGAGATCTATTAAAAGATTCTTATTATAGTTGGTTGAATAGGTATTACATTCCCGAAGAGGATATGTTTGAGTGCTTTATTAAAAAATATTGTAAAGATGCATCTATAATAGAAGAAATATATTATCATATGAAAGAATTTATCGATAATAGTCCTTACGTAATTGATCATACTGCTGACAATATCGGCGAAGGATTAAATCAGCGATATCTCAATCCAGAAATGTTTGCAGATAGTTATTTTACATTTGTAACAGAAACAACATATGATAACACACCCACTGAAAATGTTTTGTTTATTACAGAAAAAATATATCAACCTATTGTACAATATCATCCATTTATTGTTGCGGCCTGTCCAGGTACATTAGAATACATGAGGAAAAGCGGATATCAAACATTTCCTGAGTTATTCGATGAACGTTATGATCAAGAACAAGACTTAAAGACCAGAACCAATATGATAATAGATAATATTGAAAGAGTTTGTTCAATGCCAGTTGATGAATTACACTTTATATATTATTCTGAACAATTCCAACAAAAATTAATTCATAATAAAGATTTATTTGTAAAAGGCAAAGGCCGACAAAAATGGGAGAATGCGATCAAATGGCTATCCCGTTAATTTACGATAAAGGATTTTCTAACAACATTATAGGAGATCATGATCAAACAATAAAGTCGAGAATTATATCGCAACTTGACTCTGATGATCTTTTTGTTAATACAACTTGGATTGAACTTGATACCGATCTGTTATCATTATTAGATAAAAGACCTAACAGAATTATTTGTTATAGCGGCACAGATTGGGAAAACACTGTATGCAGAAAGCCAGTTCATGATTTTTTATCAAAATATAATACTGTCTATATTGGAAATAAAAACAATGAATACTATTTTAGTTTTTGGTTAGACTTTGTTTATGACCATATGTCTAAATATCAAACTTTTGATCCTTTCAATTTTGATATTACAAAAACATTTATGTGCTTGAATAGAAAACCGCATGTTCACCGGATTGAATTAGTCAAAGAACTGTATAATAAAAATTTACAACACAGCGGATATTTAAGCCTTGGCACTTTTCCAAATAACGGCGTACCTTGGGATTACAAAGAACTTAACGTTCCAATTATGTTGGAAAACGATGTAAAAAATGTAGAAGGTGATCATGCTGTTTCGGGAACAGCCGGTGGAATAACAAATGATATTACCGGTCTAGGACATCCTGAAAATTGGAACAGTCATTTCCTTAATGTAGTAACAGAAACTACGATACATACTAATGTATTTTTAAGCGAAAAAATATTTAAACCAATATTAGGGATGCGCCCGTTTGTAGTTCTAGGTGATGATGCAGTATATGATAAATTACATGAATGGGGATTCGACACATTTGATGATATTTTAGGTACAGGATACAAAGGAAAATATCATACTGATCGAATTGATTGGATACTTGATATCGTGTATAATTTAAATAGAGAAAAAAGCTTAAATAAACTTCTTTCGAGTTTAAAAACTAGATTAGAATTTAACAATAATCAATTTAGACACATAGCCTTATCAAATAAAGAAAAAATATACAATTTAGGATTAAGATGAATATATCGTTTATAGGTACAGGTAAATTAGGAATGCCTTGTGCTGAAGCCATAGCACAAAAAGGTCATAGAGTTTCTGGATACGATGTAGCAGAAAGAACTAGCAAAATAATATCAGTGGTTGACTCTATTGAAGAGTGTATTAAAGGTAAAGATATTGTTTTTATTGCTGTTCCTACTCCTCACGATCCTGCATACGATGGAAGAAAACCAACCGCACATCTAGATCCTAAAGATTTTAATTATGACATTGTAAAGCAAGTGTTAGTAGAAGCCGATATGCACATGTCTAAAGATCAATTATTAGTTCTTATTTCAACAGTATTACCAGGAACAGTTCGTAGAGAATTTATACCTTTAATTTCAAATACAAGATTTGTATATAACCCTTACCTGATCGCTATGGGAAGTGTTGCGTGGGACATGGTCAATCCCGAAATGGTAATGATAGGAACAGAAGACGGAAACGAAACCGGAGATGCAAAACAACTAATTGATTTTTATAAGAGCGTAATGGAAAATGATCCTAGATATGTTGTCGGAACATGGGACGAGTGTGAATGTATCAAAGTGTTTTACAACACCTTTATTAGTGCAAAGATTGGTCTAGTTAATATGATACAAGATGTGGCACAGAAACAAGGTAATATTGATGTTGATGTAGTTACCAGTGCATTGGCAAACTCTACTATGCGTATTACAGGTCCTCAATATATGACTGCTGGAATGGGCGATGGAGGTGCATGTCACCCGAGAGACAATATTGCATTGCGGTATATGTCACAAGAACTAGATCTTGGCTATGATTTGTTTGACAGTATAATGACAGCACGAGAAGTTCAGGCTAAAAATATTGCAAAAGAATTAGTTAGGCACGCTGCTGAAAACAATATGAACATATATATTCACGGCAAGGCTTATAAACCCGATGTTGAATACTGTGACGGAAGTTATAGTTTATTGATAGGATATTTTTGTAAAGAAGCAGGATATGAACCGATCTATGTTGACCCATTAACGGGTGACAACATAGAGTCTGTACATGGCGTAGTATTGCTAGCACATGATAGAAAGATTACATACGATTATCGAGGATTTGATCAATTACAAAATCTTTACTGCAAAATTGAAGATGGGTCGATAATTGTTGATCCGTGGCGGAAATTTCCTAAATCTGATAATTTAACAGTAATTCACTACGGTAATACAAGATTTTAAAAAAGATTTTTACTTTGAATTTTAATGTCGTTTTTTAATTTTGGAATATTTAATCTGAATTCTAATTTTAGAATTTCGTCTTCGGTATCACGACAAGATTCGAATATCATATTTTCAATCGATTCGAAATCATAATCTGGAAGTAAATGCAAGTCAATCTCCCAACACCTTCCATTAACAAAGTTTAATTTAATCAAATCAACATAATCGATAGGAAAAGTACTGATGTATAGATCTTCGAACACCTCTGGCCATGACGACACTAGGTGTTCGGGAGATTTATATAACGGTCTAGGCATCAGATGTTTCTTTTGCTTTAGCAGTTTTTTTCTGCGGTGGATCCAATTCGTCAGCCTGTTTTCTTAACTTGGCTGCTTCTTTGTACATAGCATCAGCCTGACTGCGATATGACTTTGCGATATCTTTGTCAGACAACACTTCATTTTCAGCAGCCTTTACAGGTTCAGCAACAGATTCTTGCACTTCTTGAATAGTATCCTGTTTTTCAGCAGCAGTTGAGTCACTGGTTTTAGGAGCCCCGCCTACTAGTGATGCCAAGTCTCCAACAGCAATGCCTTTTTGTTCGGCAATCAATGCATTTAGTTCATCTAGCGGAATAGATGAACTAATTTTCGGAGTCATTATTACATTATCAGTTGCAACTTTTTGTAATCGATTGTCTTGCTGCATAGCAACTAACATAGGACGCCCGTCAGGGAAATGTCGAATAAACATAACCTCACCGAATTCGTTTGCGTCTTGTGCTTGTTCACTTTCTACCAGTTGTATCACAGCATCGTGATACTGATCTGGAAGAGTCGCAGTTGGAAGCACTAGTGCCGTATTAGATTCTCCTGGCAACGTTCTAAAAATCACTAGAACTTTTGATCCAGTATTTTTCATCTTTCCTATATGTTTTAAGTTTTTCATTACTGTTCCTTCTTAGTTACTGATTCTAGAAAGTTGTTTAATTTATTGTAGATTTTACCTACAGATTCTAGTTCATTTGATTTAAATGCGCCACGTTGACTAGCGACATCGATAACGCTTCGCAGTGCGGCTAAATCGTTTAAATTCAAATCAGCGGCAGGTTGTCCTTCTGCTTGGGGTTGTTCTTGGGTTTCTTGTTGTACATCTTCTGTGTTTTCACTGTTCATTTATAATCTCCTAAAGTGTGGACATGCTAACATAAAATAAGTTAGTTCTTTTTGATCTTCGAATGCTATAAAAGCAGCAATTCTTAACCGACCTTTTTCATCAATGCAAGGACTCTTGACGATTGAGTATCTGTTCTTTAATCTAACTCTGACCCAGTCTTCAATTTGATCTTCAAAATAGTCGCTGTCATTAATTCTAGTTTTAGCAAAATGATTTGGAATATAATCAAGTTTTCTCGAATCAATAACATCAAGTTCATTAATTTCTAACATGCAATATTTAACCTTTTAGAATTAACAGGGTATTTAATCTTGAGCGAGTCGATTTGCAAGAGATTTGGATAAACCAAATTTTCTAACGTCACCGCTAAACAAATACAGTTCGAAAGCGGCACGTTCTGATATTACGGTTATAGATTTCTTATTGATATAAAAAGGAGTATTTAAGTATTGATCAAGCCAAATTATAGTTTGTGGAGTGAAATTAAAACCGCTGGGAAATTCTATTTTATACGTTTTTAAATCAGCGTAGTCAGTGACGAATTCAATCCCTTTATCTGTTAATCTCAATCCTCCGGTGTCTTTGTCTCTATAACTGTACCAGAATATTGATTTGTATTTTTTTATAGATTCAGCGTCGGACGTTTGTCCGGAAGACTCAAGAAAAATCTTTGTATACTGTTCTTTAGAATTAAGTTTAACTGCTGATTTTTTCGCCATCTGTAAGTTTAAAAACTGTGAAATCGCTTGTCTTAAAAAGTTTATTGAGTTTCTTTGCTAAATTGAGTGCATGTCCAGGATTACTAAAAGAAACCTTTTTATATTTTGGACCTGGGTAGCTGGCAACAATACTACCACTTTTAAGATTAAATGGTTTATCCTGATAAAAAACAGCCCAAATAGCTTCACTTTCTAAAACCTGCTCTACTTTGTAAGTGTCTTTATTGGCGTTTTCTAAAATTATTTTGGGCTTTGGACGACTCATGATACGTTGTTTCCTTAAAACTACGTATATATTTATCCTTTATTTAAATCCGCCACCGTCAAATTTTACTTCAATGTTGCTATTAGATGATTCAAGTCGTTTTAAACTTTGATTAATTTCGTTTATCGTGCTGCCTAATCTAGCCGTTAAAATACCTAATTCAAGAGCCAAGTCTCTCGCTTCTTGTATACTAATGCGTATATCTCGTTGCTGACTTCTTTCTGCAGAAGCAACTCTAGACAGCAATTTTTCGATTGAAGGCAGTGTTTGCGGTACGTTATTTTGAGGCATTACTTAGTACCTGTCGCATTTCTAACTCAGTCTTGAACGGTCCTTGATAAGGATACCTCTGCAAAGTAATCAATTTAGGACAAAAACTTTTAACCCAACCTTTTTCGAAACGAATAATGTAATAACCTGCACAATACAAACTTTTAGAATCACTGCTCTTAGTAAACAACGGTAACTTGCGTTTGATGTCAAACATTGAATTGTGAGGTATAGTACTACACGGGTATCCGTGTACTTCTTGTACATCAGCATCTTCGGCCTCTCGAACAATTCGAGCAACAAAGAATTCATCACCGAATTGACTTACTAGGCTCTGTTTGTTGTTATAAACTTTAACTCCTAGTCGATTACTCATAACAAACCGATTGTCTTCTTCTCGACGAAGAGTAGCAAATTTTTCTCCGTCTTTTTCTACTATCCAAAACTTTTCTGGAATAACTGGTTTAGCTTGTAATTCATTCATACTATATACCTCGAATTTAATGGTTCAGCATAACTCTGTGCTTGGTCCGAAATCTTTTTTAAATCATAAAGATGACAAAATTTCATCAACCTAATACCTACTTGATTAACATTTTTGTTAGAACTTATTGATTCTTTAATTGTATTATCAATTATAGCACGAATATCGTCAGGTTGTGCAGTTAAATCAATTAACTGGCAATTTCTTTCATAGTCTTCTAAAACACGATGCTCAACTCCGTTGTGATCTGTCCATCGTTGCAACATGAGATTGTTCCAAGAGAATCCTTTGGAATCTTTATCCTGAAACGCTTCTGTTAGTCCTACTTTGTTTTTCGATCCTTTTGTACGAACACCTGGATAGGCACTGAACACATTATCACTAGTATCGCCTCTCATACACTTTTCAAACAATAGCCATTCTGGGTTAGGTGCTGCCTTGGCTTCTTTAGTTTTTTTGTCAATAACAGGTTTCCCTTTGTCGTCAAAGAATCCCTCATGCGTTATAGTAGTTTCTGAAACACCGTTATATTGACGAACATTGGGTGCAATAAGTTGCACAAAATCTGTATCAGTTGATACAATGACATGATTTTCATTTGGGTGATTCTGAATCCAGCCTGCAATCAAATCATCTGCCTCGAGTTGTTTGTGCTGTAGTACTGTACAGTTGGTTTTTTCAGTAATGAAATCTTTGAAAGTATCAAATGCTTCCCAAAATAATTGATCCTCTTCTTGTTCTTTCACAGTCAAGGCAGCCCGGGCCTCTGAACGATTACGCTTGTAAGGCTCATAATAGTCTTTGCGCCATGAACGTCCTTCGAGACAAAATACAACATGAGTGCCGTCAAACTGCTGCCACGCTTTTCGAATACTGTTAAGTGTAATATGAAACGCCATTCCTAGTTTGATATCAGCGTCGCCGTTAATAACATGTCTTGCACGAAAAAAAGTATTAGCAGTATCGATTAAAATATATGTCATTTATTATTCTTTCTAACTGAGTTAATATCAATTACGCCAGTGTCAACTTTTTCAGGACCACCGTAATCACCATCTACAACAACATTGGCGCAGAGTTCACGAAACCAACGATCCACAATTTCCTCTTCAGCATCACCTTCAACACCGTATCCGTCACGCTTTAATTGTAGCACAAAGTGCTCGTTCCAGTCAAGTTCAAAGAAACCATTTCGGATATTGTCTTGATTGACATGTGTATTGAGAACACCAACCCAAGGTTCTTTTTTACGATTAGCCCGTTCTTTTTCTGAAAGTTTAGCTTCTTCGGTTTTTTTGACTGCTTCAACAGCCGCAGTTTCAGCTTCTTTTTTCATTTGTTCTGCTTCTAGAGCAGCATCATTTGCTTCCTTTGCTACTCGAATAGCTTCTTCTGCTTCCTTTATAGCTTCTTCTTTAACTTTATCCAACCCCAACATTCTTTCAAAAAAACTTTTAAGCATTTGACTTGTCCTTGTAAAATTCTAAAACAGTGTTTTTTAATTCTTCGTGTGTCACGGCACTATTTTGTGTACTTATATCTCGTATCTTAAGAAAAACGTCTTCAACTAGTGCATGAGTATAATCGACAAACTCGTTGTCATATCTACTTGCCCAATCGATGACATCACCGGGATTCCAATCCTCATTCTTCCAAAGAACAAATCCAGCATCTTCTGCTAATTTTTTCACATGTTCGTTCATATTATGTATTCCAATGTTTTTTACATCTTACTTGAATCCAACCGCCGCCATTACTACGTCCACGGTCTCCGCAGACTTCACAGGTCCTGTATGACATCGATTCTGCGAATTGAATTAAAGCATATTGTTCACCGGTTGCGCCGTGAACATAAAATCGAAGTCCACCGTATTTCTCCTTTACCTGAGTAACAACGGGAATCTTTTCTTCCTCTTCGTCCATGTTTGCTTTTGCTTTGGCAACATTATCTTCAGTAACAATATCCTTGCCTTCGTGTTCCTTACCAAAATCGTACTTAGATTTACCCACACGAGTTTGTAAGTAGTCGTACTGTTCTTTGGCATACAACCAGTCAGAACAAATCAGTCCACACAGCGTGTTGATGATATTGAACCAACCGTCTCCTGTTTCGAACCCCCAGCACATGGCAGTGGTTCTCATATCGCCGTACCGATCTCGGAACATAGGTGCATACTTTTTTACGAGATAACGGTCATAGTGTCTATTCATTTTGATTCCATTGCTAATTTTGCCACAACTAAAAAGTGTTCATACGCTCTGCGTACTGTAGGGTTTTTCAATAAGTCCTCTGCCTGGCGTTGTAGTTCATCTACTCCAGCTTGGGCTATATCGTGTATGCTAGGACATTGCAAGGTTGCCAAGTCGTCTCCAAATGCTTCAGCCAACTTCTGCCACGCTGCCAATTGTTCTGGTGTAATAGGCTTACGAGTAGGACGTTTTTCACTGGCTTTATGTAAAGCATCTTCGATAGCAGGACGAGCATAACATCCGGCTGCAATTAAGGGAGCAAATGCCGGATCAACATTGTATCGATACATTGTGTAATTTTTAGGAACACTCACTACTAGATGACTACCTTTTCGAAACGAATTAACTGTTGCATCTTCTATTGACACCGGTACATACCTACGTCCAACTTTTTCGTAATAGACTTTTTTCATTCTTCAATTCCAAAATGTTGCAACATAAACTCATCTAGTTCCAAATCACCAGTAAAGTCGAATTCGTGACTACAATAAACTCTAGCCATACTAGCACATTCCTGCACAATCAACTCAGCGAACTTTTCCAAATCTTTGTTGTAAAATCTCCATTCATCTTGGGAACAAGGAAATCCACCACATTGTTCGGCAAGTAGTCTAAACTTTTCGTTCATAAAAAATCCCGGTATACTGGTAATATGCTTATAGTATAACAGGATTCAAATATTTTGTCAATCTATTTTGGCTTTATGTACCCCATTCGTTCTTGAAAAGCGGCACTTGCAATCTATCGCTGTAGCGTAGTCCATTCTGCATAGCCAATTCGGCAACACGCCTATTATTAAGTTCGTAGACACTCTCTACACCCCCTAACGGCATGAGATAAACATGTCCTCGAAATCCAGCAGAACGATATTCATCAATTGCACGTTCAGCATCAGCAAAGTCTTGTTCAGTGGCAATTACAAACTTCAAGTAAACGGTACCAACTTCTTCATACCCGCATACAACTTCGGGTAGAATAGCGTCTTCCCAAGCCTCCCCGCTGCATGGTAATTTAGCACTTACACTGAATGTAATCTCGCGTTCAGGACGTGCAGGAGTCTGCCAAAAATTCAACAGATAGTCTCGAAATTCCGATGTAAGTTTTTGAGTACCGTTTGTCTCAAATGTAATTTCCTTGAGATTCTGCATCTCGGGCAATTCTAACAATGCCGGAAATGCACGTTGCCATCCCAGCAAGGGTTCTCCACCTGTGATTATCAAGTGTTCATCGCGCCATCCGTTAAATGGAAGTATTTCTACGATACGTTCTGCAATGGCTTCTACTGTTACCATGGGACTTAGATGTTTGAATTCTGGAGCCCACGAAGCATAACTGTCACAACCTGAAGATACAAGTGGCAATTCTTCATAGGTTTTGAAATTGACAACTTGCTCAGCGATACGATGCCGTTCCTGCGTCTTTTCGCCGCGGGGCAACCCAAATCCGTCACAAGTAAAATTGCAACCAAACGTTCGAAGAAACACACTGGGAACCCCCATGTATCGTCCTTCACCTTGTACTGAATAGAATAATTCTGCTATTTTAATTTTGCTCATAATTTATTATACACTCATCTTGTAATTTGTTCAACTATCACGCCACTCTTTTCTAAAAACTCTACGCCTGCTCTGCTACGATAGTCTTCACTGTAGAATACACGTCGAACACCTGCTTGAAAAATTAGTTTAGCACAATCAATACAGGGACTATGTGTAATGAACATGTCAGCATCATTAGCACTAACAGTTGATTTAGCCATTTTACTTACAGCATTCGATTCAGCGTGTAGTACTTCCGGACGAGTCTTTAGTTCACAACTACCATCATGCACATTCCAAACTTCCGTTTCGCAATCGTTATCCCACCCACTCGGTGTGCCATTGTAACCGTATGCAATCACATCGTCTTTGACAATTACAGCACCTACCTTGAGTCTACGAGCATGACTAAGTTCTGCTACTCTGTAGGCAATATCAATGTAAGCATCGACATACTTTTTCTTCATTTACGATAGTTGCCTTTCTCTGGGATAACATGACGAACGCCTCCCCGGGGATCTTCTATATCACCGTTTCGTCTGGGAATTAGATGAACATGGGGCCAATCGACAGTTTGTCCAGCAGCCTCGCCTACGTTTACGCCTACATTAAATCCATCACACTCACCCGACATCACCTGTTCGATACCATGTTTGATAGCATCCTCTAAAGCATCGCGTAGCACACCTACAGTATTATATTTAGGCACGAACAACATGTGTCCTTCAGTTACTGGGTATTTGTCTTTGTAAACCAAGACATGGACGTCTTCACTAACAGGATCACGCCAAGGCGCAGAGTTAGTATTGTCGATGTGCTCGGGCTCTGTGAGAATAATTTTATGAATATTTTCAATCATCTACGGTACTCCTTATGCTCCTTTGGCAAATCATTTTCTTTAATAGTAAATTCAAGTCCTGCCATTTTACCAACATATGCTTGATTTTTATAAAACATGCTTAACTTTACAGTGTTAACAGCAACCTCTAATAATTTTTGAGGTTTATAATTTAACACATGTGCGTCAACATATTGATCCTTGTCTGTGCAATGTACTTTTACTTTTGCGTCAATCATTTTACGAACCTCGGTATGTTTCCGTTGCTGCCGTTATACTGAAAATTATCTAGCATGGTTAAGAGACTATCTAAATCATCGGCAGGATGTCTTTCTATCAGAATATCATCACTGTCTTGCAACATAAAAAATAGTTTTACATCACTGCCCTTAATCTGATCCAGTTGCGGTTTAAAAATATGTTCTAAATCTTCTTTTATCATTTTGTCCACCAATTTTCATAAGGAAAATCCAACCAAACGTCTTGTTCTGCTTTGTTAACTTCCATACCAGCATAATTAATTTTAACATCTGCTGCACTGGATAAGTTATCAACTACCACAGCAAATTTAACATTGTTGCCCCAAATGCTGTTCCAAGCATCTTTTTCCTCCGGCAAGCAACCGCTAGGCCAATCTTTTAAAATCCAATTGATAGTAGCACCAGTGTCATTGATATCATCTACAATTAATATGTTTTTACGCTTGCCAGTATCCCAACGCTGTTTTTCAGAATCTTGTTCCTCTACAGGAACATAACCAAATGCATCTTCTGCCATCCATAAATTACTTTCGCAATTATTACTGCCATTATCTCGAAGACTGACGTTTAATGTTTCACACGGAACATCAAAGTAATGACTAATCATCACAGCAGGTAACAGTCCTCCTCGGGTGATGCCAACTACGTAATCAGGACGCCAATCGCTATTGACAATGTCTCTACAGATAGTTGCCACTAAACCGTTAAAAGCGTTGTTTGATAAAATTAATTTATTCATGTGCAGCCTTGTATCTCTGTTTTAAATATTGTTCATGTTGGATCCATCTATTGTCTACCCAAAATCCCCATTCACGTTGTTTAGGACCAGGCATAAACAGTGTCCAACATTCTACGCCAGGATCAAGTTCGATACGGTGAAAACTGTTAGCACTGCAAAAACGAAAATGCCCAGGCCTTCTCCAATGACAGGTTTCAGATATTTTCTCGCCTTGCTGATTGAATTCAGCAGTCCATTCATAATAACCACCTTTGAGAATTAATGTAGCATAAGGCCAAGGATGATCATGAACATCATCCGGATCGCCTTTTAAAAATTTGTGTAAAAATACGTTAAACGGAAAACGATTTCTATCTTTTAGAAACACATAATATCGTTCTAAATATGGTTCGTTACTGGTACGATCCATTACAACTCGTTTTCTACCTACTCGTTCTAAAAAATTTAAGAACCATTTCATGATTTTATCTCGGAGCAAATTCTTGTTGCAGTTTGATATTGTCCATAAATTCTTTTTTAGTTCCTGGATCATTTTTAAAAGCACCGTGTAACACTGTAGTTTGTGTTAGGCTTGAATGTGCCATTATGCCTCGATTTTCGCAACATCCATGAATCGCCTGAATATAAACACCTACATCTTTACTGCCAGTTGCTGATGTAATCTCACGAGCAATATCCATTGCTAATTCTTCTTGCAATGTACCACGACGAGCACACCACTGAGCAATCCTTGTGTATTTACTAAGTCCAATCAGTGTATCAGCAGCAATAATACCGATATAAGCAACACCAGTAACAGGCTGATGGTGATGGCTGCACATGCTTTTAAGCTCACTGCGAACGACAAGCATTCCATCATATCTTTCATCCGTTTGATTCGGGAAGGCGGTAGCATTGGGCTTCGGTTCATAGCGTCCACTCATTATTTCATTGAAATACATCTTAGCTAATCTGCGAGCAGTGTCTTGACTATTGGGATCATTTTCTCTGTCAATTAACAAACGATCCAGTACTAATTCAAATGCTTCTGTAGCTTCGTCAATTAGTTTGTGTTTTGTTTCTTTGGTAACATATTCTGATACATTGTCTCCTGCCCAGAATCTCTTACCATCTCGCTTCATTTTAAAACGAATAGCATCAGCGAGATATGCAGATTCGTAGCCTTTATCAGACATTGCGTCTAGTGCTGTTTCTTTTTTATCTGTCAATTTATTATTCTCCGAGTTATCGTCGTGGATGACTTATATATTATTTTACTTGGTTATTTAGGCTCTGTCAACCGTAGCATGATATTTTTCTTGTTAGCAGCATCTATAACGCTTAATGATGATTTATTTGATTCGGCATATTTTAATAAAGCACTAACATCTTTTGGAAAACATGCACCACCGAATCCCAAATACCCGTCTGGACCCGGAACATTCATATGTGTCATTCCAATTCTTTTATCTGAAACAATTAAATCAGCAACGCGATTGTAATCGACATTGTCAGCGTCAGCTAATAATTTGAGTTCATTCATAAATACGACCTTGGTTGCTAAAAATGAATTAACAGCATATTTTGCCAATGCTGCTTCTTCAATCGAACACAGTTGTACATCGTTTAAAGAATTTTGTCCTATTCTAATAATTCTCTCTGCTTCTCTAACATACGCAGATATTCTACCACCTATAATAGCAAACCTACTTTCTAAATAGTCGTTTACTGCATTATGTGCTGTTAGAAATTCTGGAGCATGAACTAAGTTAGGATATTCGTCGTTGAGCTTTCGATATACAGACGGCAAAGCAGTTACCTTGCTAATAATAACACCTTCATACTCTTTAAAGTGACTTAGTACTTCTTCTAAAATAGAAGAATTGCATGACCCGTCGCTATCCATTGGACTAGGAACACATACGAAAATAGCCTCACAAGATATTAAATCACTATAGGAGTGACTGGTATTTTTTCTAGGATCTGTGTCTAAAGTTTTAATATTAAATGCTGAAAAATTATATGATTCAAGTACAGCATTTCCTACATAACCCAACCCTACAATTCCTATAGATGATTTATATTTCATTTGATATTTTTTAACAAGTTAACACAACTAAAGTAATTTTCTTTTAGATAATCTACTTGTTTATTTAGGCTAGGAATAAATTTTTCATAGTTTGTCATTAGTTCTATAATTTTCTTTGCAAGATATGGACGATATCTTTCATACATTTCAAAACTTTCAGTCCATTCGCTTGGATACTTAAAAGTATCAAATGCCATTTCTGTGTAGCTTAGTCTATCCGGAACTAGTGGCAATGCTCCAACTAATGCCCCTTCATACCAACTGATACCTAGTGTTTCCTGTAAATTAGCACTAAAAACTAATTTGGCTTCGCCTAACAAATTATGATATTCGTTTTTTGTGAGGTTTTGTTCTTGACAAACAACGAATTCATATTGTGGTAGGTATTCTTTAAGATCTCTGAAGATTTCAACCTGTTTTTCTGGAGCAATGCGATGCGGGAACAAGATCAGATCACGTTTAGGCATATTTCGATACATACTAAATGTATCTTCCATATAATCCATAGGCCACCCTGTTCGAACTATTTTTTTAGAATTAACACAAGACTCCTTTGCCCACGGATCCATAAACACATCAGCAAACATGTCGATGTGAAATTGACTAGCAAAGTAATTATGATCAACAGCACCGAAGAAACTTCGTTCAGCGTCACGCACCCAAGGAGCGTCTCCGATGAGTCTTCCTAAAAAATCAGCAGGATCATAACTGCCAGCATGCCACAGTGCATGTATAACTACACGAATTCCTAGCAGTTCGCTCATGTATTTGAGGTTAATGATACCAGGATGCCATGCATCAGCAAAGACAAAATGATCGCCTTCTTTGACTTTTCCATCGCAAAACAAGCGACCCATCTGTTCCACTTGTCCTGCTTTGTAGATGTTAGTGCCACCGAAGTTTAGGAAAGCACCGGCTGTTGTAGCACTAGGAATATCTTTGGAACCTTCAATTACATGGATATTCAGTCCAGTCTGTTTGAGAATTTGTGGAAAGTGTTCCTTCCACTCGCATGTATAACGAGTAGGAACACTTTCTAGATCAACTAGAAACAGATTGGTCATTGCGTTTCCGATTGTTGCGCGGCTTGTTATTATACCTTGCTCGACGCTTACTAGACAAGTATGTCTTCCAGTTAACACTGTCTCGATTGTATAAATCAGCAGGATT